TTACTTCTATACCAGAAACTACGCGCATATGAACCTCCTAGCTCAGTGCTGTGCCGGTTACGATACCGTTAGCACGACGCTGAACAGTATGTAGACCGAAATAAAGGATAAGCTCGTAGCGGTAAGCATCAAGATCAGGAATACGCATTGGCGCACCTTGATCGAAGAAGCCCTTTCCTTCCATAGATGCGTTTTGCCCGAGGGTAAACGCTTCAAAGGAAGATGAGTTGAGCATATAAATACAACCGTCCGCTGAAGTACCGGTTAGTTTAGTGAGATCGATTGAATCCTCGAGGTAGAAATCAGAATCGACAAACTTAATAGATTGACGACCGTAGTTCTTACCGTCTGTTGATTCAATTTGTCCAGTACGGACGTGCTCTTGCAAGCTGTCCATGTAGTTGAGGAAAGAAACCTCATCACCGAACATCATATCGACTGTACCGTCAGCAACACGACCTTCACGTTGACACTTGAAGTAAACTTCGCGCATCTTGCGAACGCCATCTACACTGAAACCAGTAGTAGTTGCGAATTGGTTTTGCCAGCCAGGAGTGCCCGCTGAGGACAAACCATTGACAAGCTTACCAGAGGTACCTGCAATAGGCTCAAGGATGCCGTCGCGTGCGACTCCATCGGGGCTGTACTGAGCGTTACCGTTTAAGGTAACGAAACCGCCAACGCCGTTTGCGCCATCACCAACTGCGAGTTGCTGTGAAAGCATCTCGTAGAAGTCATGAAGAGCACGCTCTGGATATGTTTTGATTAGTTTAGCAAGGTCTTGCTTACCGTTTGCTTCTGCCATGTCCTTACGGGGCACGTCAAATGCATAGATCAAGCGAGGTGCAACTTCGTTACCGCGAACAGCAAGCTGCTTACGACCACCGTTGATGACCTCGTTACCCGTTTGAATGTGGGTAACTTGTCCTGGACCGCCTGTTACAACGGTGAACTCGCGGGAAGGACCCTCAAGTTTCTTTTTGCTGAGATTACCACCCGTCACGACTGCGTCGAGAAGCGGATGCCACTTTGTAAATGTCTCACTATACCCCGGAAGCAGGTCCGTTAGGGTAGAAGCAAGAACGTCTGGGCTTATAGCCATTGTTGTCTCCTAGTCTGGAAGGTTGAACCGCTTCTGGGCACGATTAAGCGCAACATCGCGCATAGTCTCCCAACTGCGTTGTTTTCCAAGTCCCTCAACAGAACTAGCACTCCGCGCACCCTGCACCCCTGCAACCTTAGCGGCTGCGGGACGTGGGGTAGGCTTCGAGCCAACACCTATTGAAGATTTGCCGCCTTCTACTTGACCTCGTGCGAGGTCCACTGCCAACTCATCGGGAGTTCCGCGTAACTTAAAGTTCACTGCTGCGGCTTTAAGTGCGGGGTTTTTGGCCAACTCTGCAGCGGCCTCGGGCTCCCAACCCTCTGTGAGAAGCGCAGACATAGTCTTGCCTAACTTCGGATTAGTAAATAAATCTGGATGGCGACGGCGGAAACGCTCTTCGTAGCGGTCCACGTCTGCCTTGATTGCTGCTTCTATTGACTCTTCGCGCTGTTGGGACTTAGTAGTAAGTTCGTTGTACTTAGTCTCCCACTCACTTGATGAGTTGGTTAGTTCCGCGACTCTAGGGTCATCCTCTTTAGACTCCCACAATGCTCGTAAATCAGAAAGTTCTGAGAGGTGGGCCTGCTTCGACTTGTCGTGGTGGCCCCAGAGCGCGGAGATAAACTCACGCGAATCCTCTGGGAACTCCTCGACCTTGCCGTTCCAATCCTTGAACTTAAAGTCCTCGGTACTGGGGTAAGAAAAGGAGGGTACTGGGGGAGACTTTGAAACCTCAGGGGCGGAGGATGCCTCTTGGGCAGCCTCTACCGGAGCCGAATCTACCGCTGGAGGCGCAGATACTTGCGCTGCCTCGCTGGGTGCCGACTCTACTGGTGCGCTCTCTATGTTGGACTCAGGGATATCACCCATTACTCACTCCTGCTTTGTGCCTATGACGGCAAGTTAGTGTTGTCAAATCAAAAGAACTTCTTAACCCCGGCCTCGCCGGAGTTAACTAGGGCCTCTCTCTTCATCTCGGCCTTCCTAGTCTCACTATAGTGATGCCTATCTCGGTAGCCCTGCTTCTGCAGTTTTTTAGTGACTTTGTCTTCCAGTTTTTCTTTCTGGTGCTGCCAAATTTTATCGTTGGGGCCGTATATTTGCTGGTCTGGATTAGCCTTCTTCCATTCCCGAAGTTGGCCTGGGTCTGTGAAAGACTTGCCTGCGTTGGGGATTTCTAGCGGACGGTCGCCCCTAGGGCCTACGAACATTACAGGCCGTATCAAAATACTAAGGTAACCCCCACAGTCGCACCCGACTTTCCCCGCTTGGAGTTCTTCGTACCCTTCAAACGAGCAGAAGTACTCATCAACCAAGCCACATATCGAACACTCCGTGTCATAGAGGGGCATCTAGACCTCCGGGATGTCATTAAGGGATGAATCAATATAGTGCCCCATCTCATCGAGATCTACGAGCCCAGACGCTACTGCTAGCCTGGATACCTCTCCGACAACGTGCCCCTTCACTTCGATAATTAATTTATCTTTCTGTGAGTGGCGGTATAGTACTGCCCCTGGAATGCTCACTAGGTAAATTACTGGAGTGTCTGTCTCCTCTATCTCAAATTCTTTTACACCCATTTTCCCCCCTAAATTGCTGGTGATGATCCGTCTAAGATAGGTAACCCTTCTGGGGCCTCCTGCAAAGGAGCTTCCGCGCCTGCAAGGCCGCCCGGAGGTGGACCTTCCTCAACGCCCGGCGGCGAGCCTAGGCCGGGGGCCCCTCCTGGAGCCATCGGCTGCGGTGGCGGTTGAGTAAATACTTCGGGAACTTCTAACAGTTCCAGCATCCTACGCGCCAACTTCGCCCCGTCAACGAACGGTGCAATAGCGGGGTTGCCTGTTAGTGGAGCCATCCACTGCTGCATCTGCTGGAGTTGAACAACTCGGTTGTTGTCCGCAGCGGAGTAAGGGACGGCATCATAGGCGTACATTTCAACGGACTCCATATGGTCCACTTCTTCCACTCCGACCATACCCATACCGTCTCTGTTGATCTCCTCATACGGAGCCAACTCGTCAACTCTAACCATGAGAAGGTCATCGTCGCTTAGGTTCTCTTCCCACAAGCGCATTGCACTGGTGGTCATCCAACTTAACGCGGAGTAGATTTTCTTTTGGCGGCGACCGTTACGAGTACGATTGGCTGCGTCAGCCAATGCTACTTCCGTTGCAACATCCGTATTACCCACGCCACCGCGTGAGTACTTAGATAAACCAAGAGTTTGTTCAATGGAAGACTCCAGTCTGTTAGTCACGTTTGCGAAGTCAGGGGAAAGTGAGGGAGTCCTCATCATGCCGATGATGTGCTCAATAGGAGCACTCTGTCTTCCCTCGATCTCAAGTAGGTCCCCTACGTTCAGTCGTTCATACGCAGACTTCACGTCAGCGGAGTTATCACAGAGGCCTTTGTTCAGCGTCATGACAGGGATAGAAGACTTCATGAACCAGAGGCGAAGACTTTCAACCTCGTTCAATTCCTCTAGCATTGGGGCGATGAGTTTAACATCGCTCATCCCTGCAACATCCTCTAGATTTGAGTTGAAGGTGAGTAAGCGGAAGGGATTCTTAAGGTGTCGGTACGGAAGTTCTTCCGAGTAGAAGGGTGTAGGCTGCCCATCTACGATCATGTGGAACCGGCCATCTCCTACGAAGTCGTAGAACTCATATACAACTACCCACTTAAAGACTTCTCGGGCCGTGTCAGACATATAGTTTCCAGCCTGAGTCTTGTCCGCGAGCCACTTAGGGTAAGCGTTGTAGTCAGTACGTTCTAGGATATCTTCTAGCTTGCGTATTTTTTCTAGAATCCGAGTCTCTTCCGAGGACTTGATATCAACAGAAACAGCGTCAACTTGTGGCATCTCTTCCATCAAGTCTTCTGCCATATCCTTTTCAATCTCGCCCTCTTTCATCTCGAGGTTCTGGAGTTCTCCAGCACACGCCTCCAGCTGCTCCTTTACAATAGACTCGAACTCTTCCTTGGTCTTGACTGTAACCTGAGCGACGTAACGAACATCATCCCACTTCTTGGCCTCTCTGTCGAACCATACGAACTTAGGATCTACGACTGAGAACTCGGGACGGTTATGTCGCTCTGACCAAAAGGCTTTGAAGAAGGACCGACCGCAGACTCCCGAGAGGGTCGCTGCCTCCCAGAGTTGCTCAACGATCTCAGTTCTGTCAAATAGATCATTGATAAGCATCTCTCTTCGTTTAGCTTGGTTTCGCAGAGACTCCTTCTTGGGTAGAATTGTAACTGCGGGGTTGGGGGGAACGACGGAAGCAACCATTGTATCAACATAGGCGTAGGCATAGTTTACCTCAGTAACGGGTGTACCCTCTCTGTCATCTCCACCACCCAAAACATTCTGCGCCTCTGCCCCCTGCGAGGACCAGTACTCCGAGCGGTAGAATGCCCGGTACTTATCAAAAGTTGTATTCTCTGTCTCCGCCCTCTTTCGGTGAGCGTGAATCAGTTCGTTAATTTGGGTGTCTGTAAGAGCCATCTATTATCTCCTCTGCTTCTTATAGCGAGTTTTGGTGTATGTTGCCTTCTTATCCTTAATCTCAGTATCCCCTTGCTGTTTTTTAAATTCTTGGACTTGGTTATAACTGTATTCCGAGAAATTTAAAACTTGCTTTTCCTCTTCGGGAGCCTTAGGCTTGAACCTGCGGGGCATCCACTCCCTGGCACCCTCGATGCCTAGCATCAGCGCGGATACTTTATCCCAGTGATGACGCTCTCGCCTACCTTTACCTACCTTCCCTCGAAGTTGCACCGCACTGGACGCTTCCTCGATCTTTTTGTCATGTCCGTAAGTCTGAAGTTGGCTGAGAGTATCAAGGTCCCGAAGCTCAAGGGTATCGAGCAATGCGTCTTGAAGCCCTGCGAGCATCTTGTCTTTACTCTGGACAGTGGATGTGATTCCTGGCCGAAAGGGCTTCTCATAAATAATCTCGGGGTAGCCTAGTTGTCTGAGTAATGTGATGGACCCCTGCCCAACACCATTAGACTCAATGGCTAGTCTGGCCTTGTTATACCTAAGCCCTACCGCGTGCAACTTATTTGTGAACGCTAGTGGGTCCGTGTGTGCCGCATAGCAAGCGACCTGAGTCCACTCGCCTTCGTACACTTTAAGTACCTGAAACGCAGCGTGATCTCGGGCCGCATGGCCTGCAGGGTCAACCCCTATGACATACTGAGCCCCAGCCTCTGGTGGCTCGTACTCCATGTAGGGTCCTTTCCACTCCACTAACTTAGCCTTGGCGTGTCGGTCTAGTAGGTGCTGCCCGAGCACGGCATTGTCTGATGCCATCCAGCAGGTGACATCATCGGAGGGGTAGTATACGTTGTAGAGTTCTGGGGTCCGCCTGAACTCGGGGACAGTGTCCATCACATAGCGGCGAAACGCAAGGTTACATAACTGTAGACCCTGATCCCCGTAACGCTCCATCATACGGGCCTCGTCATTGGTGAGTTTCCAGTCAGCACGCCATGCTCGAGCACACAACTTCCCATCCCAGTAGGGGAAGAAGACTGATCTCCAGCGACCTGCCCCTCTCTTCCCATCTTCATAGAGATTCCTCCAAGCGTCTACCGAGGGTGCGTTGGCCGGTGCGGGAGTGGACTCCCATAACATCTTGCCCCTGTCCCTGTTGATCATTGATGGGGTGATTAGTCCGAGGGCCTCGTCCGCGTTGGGCCAGAAGGGAATCTCAGACGCGACCATAGCGGATGGGGACTGCCCGATACCAACTGCGCCCTGCTCTGCGGAGAGGACACGGATTTTACCGCCAACTCTCTGGTCAAAAGTCATCTGGTTACGTTCAGACTGTGGGACCTTCGCAGGCTTAACCTCATCTGGCCAGAATGTGTAGAGTTGGTGCAGCCTTTGCTGCAGATACTTCGCACGTTCCTTATTATCCGCGATAACAACAAGGTCTGAGCCGGGTGACCACGCAGTTTCTGGGAATGCCGCGAATACGGCGGTAGTAGACGCGCCTCCCTGCCGATACTTCAGAACATTCAGCCAGATATCCTGATTATGTTCCGTCTGGGGGGAATCCGAGAAGAACTTGATGATGGTGGCCTGCATATTGTGCGTAATCCGGTAAGGATCGTAAGGAATCGTACCGTTTGTCTTCTGGTCTACTACATATCCGTACCTAGGCAGGGATATAGCGGGGTCCTTCATCAAATCAATGATCTGTGGGGAGGCTTTCGTCCAATCTATGGACTGAACCCCACCTTCCGCCGTCTTTTTAGCCACGATTCCCCCTAGTTCTTGTTAAAAATTGAGGGAGCAACGTCCACTGTGGCGAAATCTATGACAGTATCCTGAATCTGCTGGGAACTTTCCGCTAAAGTCTCTAGTGCGGACAACTCTGCAGAGCCCCCACCTACTCTAGATGACTCCGCCGAGGCGGCCCCAACACAAGTGAAGAGAGTCTGGATGAAGTCTAGTATGGTGGAGGCCACAGAAGGGCTTAACGTGCCCGCTAAGACCTCTGCAGTGATCTTTTTAGTTAGGTCTGCTAGGTCCCCGAACGAGGATAGCGAGTGGTTCTTCACCATATCCGCCATTCGGCTCCGCTCCTTAGCAGGTACTAGGGATAACCAGGTAACATACTCCTCATTTGTGTCCGCTGTGACTGCGATTGCGTTTTTTTTCTGCTTCTTAAAGGCCATGTATCAACTCCTTGTAGGGTTTTGCTGCTTCTGTGAACTTTTTTAGGGTAGCGCGGGGGGTTGCGCCCAAATACCGCAGTATTTGCGGGGACTCTATGTACTTTTCGGGGATTACGGGGAGATCTTCCAACTCTTTTAGGGTAACCCACAGTGGTTCGTCACTAAGACGCTGCTTTAACGCATAGCGGTCTAGGTATTTGTCCTGATAGCCGAGCCTGGAGGGTACTAACCGGTAGTTTACCCCCCATACATGGCTCAGGAAGGGTAGGTATCTACTCAATAACTCCAGTCCTAGCAAGAAATCCCTCTGGTAAGCGTACTCAACGTCCTCTTCCTCACACAAAGGCTGCCTCTTCTTGGGCCAGATGGTGGGTAGGCCCAGACAATAGGCCTTGACAAGCTGCACTGACCGGCACATCCAGTAGGACCTCTTACTTTGGCCCTCTGGAGGCGGGATCAGGGCCGCACACGCCACATCATAGGGCCCGAAACCTAAATCACCTAGTTTTGCTAGGACATCCTTGGCAAAACTGGGCCAGTGGGGGGGAGTTACCATGAAAAAGGCCTTAGAACGCATATGTCCGTACAGAAATCCAGACGGTTTGCCCTTCCATGTCCTCATGTGGGTACAAAGTTCGTCTAGTCCTGTCCCGTGGAAGGCATATAGGTTGCAGTACTCCAAATATAGAGGCCTTGGGGACCTAGGTCTGCCGTATTGTTGGCTACTAAACACTGATTACACCATCAAGGGAGAATCCCTCGCCCTCTTTCGGCGTATATACCCTCGCTACCGACTCCCAATTCCACACTCGGACACGAATGCCCTTATGGCTGACCTTGTTTTTGCTCTTAGTGCAGCCTAACTCCCTCAATGCCTGTGGTATGGCGTACTTCCTTAGCTTCTGATCTCGGATGGAGATGCCCATAGCGTCAGCAACTTCCGATGCAGTGAACTTTGAAGGGTCTAGCCGGTGCATGATCATGGATTGTACGCTAAATGTCTGCGCAATCGTGGGTGCAAGCTCATGAGTAGCCTTGAACTGCTCCTCATTGTGCTGGTTACGCTGTGCTTCAAGCTCAGGAGTGAGGTGTAGGAAGTGGTCTTCGCCCTTCCTGCGCATATAGTAGTCGGTTGCCTCACCTAAGAGTTCATCTCTATGGGCTCGTAGCCACTCGATGTCTACTTTTTCCCCTACCTCGATGACCCAGTAGCGTCTAGACCCAGTCTCATCTACTAAGATGTCTTGTTTGTTGGACGTTCCTACGAAACAGGTGGTGCGAGGTGCGATAGTTGCGTGCCTACCGTAGGCTTTACGAACCTTGTCCTCTTGTACACTGAGGAACCCCTTCAATAGTGCTTGCTCTTTAGGGCCATAGCGGTCAAATTCTGCAACTTCGTAGAGCCATGCACCTGATATCTGCTCCACACAACTGCGATTGTTCTGGAAGTCAAGATGGGACTCGCCTGCATAGGAGTCTCCCGCCAGTTCACGGACGAAGGTGGACTTTCTTGCCCCCTGTTCGCCTACGAGAATCAAAATGTTGTCGAACTTAGTACCCGGCTTGAAGATTCGGGCCACCATTCCTAGGAGGAACCGCTTTGCGTAAGCCCTATGCAGGTCGTTGTCAACCACTTCGGGGAAAACATTTCGGAACCAAGTGTCTAGTAGGGCAGGTCTTCCGGCATCCATCCAACACTTGCGTGCTGAGACTAGGGAGTCCCGCAGGGGATGACGAGGATTCCGGAGGGCAACCTCCTTACAGCCTTCAAACACTTTTGTCAAGCCAATTTCTACGTTGTAGGTGTCCCTGATGTAGGCCCTCAGTAAGCATTCGTCGTCATCTTGCCAAGGTCTACCCTCTGGCCTGCCTCCTGTGGGGGCGAACAGTGATGAACAATCGTCTAGTAGCCAAGGGTTATGGTCCATCTCGTTGAAGTAGATCTTGTCCCGAAGTTGCTTGTCATGCCGTAGAACGATGGTGACGTTCTTGGCGGAGGGTTTAACTTTGCCCTTCTCTGTACGGTCAAGGAGTTCGGACACTGCCTCGTCAATCCGCATTCCATTGGAGAATCTACTGTCTCTCCAAGTCATCTTGCAGCCTGAACAACTCAGCATAGGCTGGTGGTCACGACCTAAACGCAAGAAAGCGGAGTCATCACTCTTGCCT